TCTACCGGGGCGTCGTCTACTCGTTTCCGCCGAACCTGATGACATTACAACAGCTAGGCATCGACGCCGGTCCGGAAGCGGACTGCATCATTCGCGAGCGTTTCTTCCGCGGCTACACCGAGAAACAGTGGGGCCGGCCGCTCGAAGATGTGCCGGCGAGCGTCATCAAGCGCATCCCGATCCGCAATACCTGGGATGACCGCTACTTTGACGATAAGTACCAGGGCTTGCCGGTGGACGGTTACTCTCGGATGATTGCCCGGATGCTCGACGGCGTGGACGTGGAACTGTGCGCCGATTACCTGGCTGACCGCGAGTATTGGGATAAAAGAGCGCAGCGCACGATCTACACCGGGCCGCTGGATGCACTGTACGGGTACGACTGCGGCCGGCTGGAGTACCGCTCGCTGCGCTTCCAACACACGCGCTACGAAGTCGATGACTGGCAAGGCTGCGCGGTGATGAACTACACCGAAAAATGCGTGCCGTTTACGCGCACCACCGAATGGCGCTACCTGTGGCGCACGCCGAAGCTCGGCCACACCTGGGTGACGCATGAATATCCGGCCGCTTACGATGGCACAAACGAGCCTTACTACCCGGTCGGCGACGAGCGCAACAACGCCCTGCACCGCCAGTATGCTGAGCGGGCGAAGCGTGAGGGCCTGATCGTCGGCGGGCGGATGGGGAGCTACAGGTACATCAACATGGATCAGGCGATTGGGGCCGCGCTGACACTCGTGGAGAGACTATGGCACGGATAACGCTGTCTGAACTTATCGAAACCCTGCGCGGCATGACTGACGCGGGGCCTGACGATTACACGATCAACAACGTCGACTACTGGAGCGACGACATGATGCAGCGTGTGCTCGACCGCCACCGCCGCGACGTGTTCCGCGAGCAGCTCCAACCAATCGAGAGCATGGCGGGCGGGGGCATCGTGGAATATCGCGAGTACCGCAGCCAGTACGCCAATTTTGAGCGCACCGACGGCGGAACGGCGCTGTTCTTCATCGAGGACTCGCTCGGCAACAAGGCTGGCACCGCAACTTACAGCGTGGACTACTTAAACGGCCGAATCACATTTAGCGCTGACCAGGCGGGGAAAGTCTACTACCTGACCGGCAGATCTTACGACCTGAACGCGGCCGCGGCTGACATCTGGCGGCAGAAGGCCGGACACTATGCCAGCGCCGTCAACTTTTCGACCGACAACCACCGCATCGACCGGGGCGCCATCATCAATAATTGCCTGAACATGGCGGCGCACTACGAAATGCAAGCAGGGCCGACGACCATCAGGTTCGACCGCGGCGATATGGTAGTGAAATGACCGGACTGACTGACGCTGAACTCGCATACATGCGTGACGCCATCGCGGACCTGCTGCCAGACAGGGCCAACATCCTGAGCGTGACGCGCACGCCGGACGGGCAGGGCGGGTTTACGGAAGCCTGGGGCACAGTGACGGCCGGGGTTGCCTGCCGCATTGACCCTGTGCGCGGGCGGGAGCAGGTGGCGGGCGTCGCTTTGCAGCCGTTCCACCATTTCGTGGGAACGTTTCCGCACGACGCGACGATCACCGAAGCGCACCGGATCGAAGTCAACGACAGCGTGTTTGCGGTCATCGCCGTGGACCCTGACAAATCGTGGAAGGTGGCGACCCGCGCCGCACTGGAGCGTGTGTGATGGCCGGCAGCGTCAGACTCGACACGACCGGACTCGACCGGTTGAGCGCGCAGCTCGAGCCGAAGGCAGAGCAGATCGTTTCGTCGTTTGCGTTCCAGGTGGAAGCCGGGGCGAAAACACGTGCGCCGGTGGATACCGGATATCTGAAGTCCAGCATCCAGGCAGAGCGCAAGAGCCGTTTCCGATGGTTGGTGAATGTGTTCGCAGAGTACGGTATTTTCGTCGAATACGGTACTTATAAGATGCGAGCGCAGCCGTTCCTGACACCGGCTGTCGAGAGTTTACGCCAGAAGTGGGAAGCGGCGTGGAGGGCCTTGCTGAAATGATCCTCGACAAAACATCCGCCGCCATATACACAACGCTGACCGGATCGACCGCGCTGACGGCACTGCTGAACGACGCGACCAGCGTATACGACACGCAGGCGCCGGAAGGTGCGAGTCTCGATTACGTCGTGTTCAGTTTGCAGGCTGGCGGGCCGGAAGTGGTGACTGGCAGCGAGATTGAAAACAACCTGTGGTTTGTGCGGGTGTACTCGACCAGCGCCAAGAAGGCGAGCGAGGCGTTCGAGAAGGTTGACGCGTTATTGCACCGCAAAAACATCACCATCGGCTCTGGCGTGACGTGGTGGTGTGCGCGTGAAGAGAACGTGAAGAATGTGGAAGTAACGCCGTCCGGACAGCTCATCTGGATGGCTGGCGGAATCTATCGCATACGAACATCGGGAGTGTGAGAAATGGCAAATAACGAATTCGCTGGAAGCGCATTATATGCGGAGTGGATCTACCCGGGCGGGACGGTAGTCGTCTCGACTGATTGCCGGACGTTCACGTACAACGACACCGGCGAGACGATTGACGCGACCGCCGGGGCCGACACAAGCCGCCGGACGATCAACTCGTTCGACACCGGGCAGGTGACGGCAAGCTTTCTCCTGCAGTCCGACATGGGCACGGTGACATACCTGGCCTTCAAGCGCGGCACTGAGGGCACGCTCATCTGGGGCGAGGCCGGCACTGCGGCAGGCAGGCCAAAGACGACCCTGCCTGCACGTGTGGACTCGTCCACCCGCAACGTACCATATAACGACGTTGTGAGCATGGACGTGACCTGGCTGCAGAACGGGCCACGCGTTGACGGCGCATACTGATAACTATACATGGAGGCATCATGGCTGACGTAATATTATCAGACGGTCGCGAGATTAACTTTGACCTGAGTCGCATCACGATCCGCGAGTACAGGCGGCTGTTTGACCGGGAGCAGAGCGAAGATGAAGAATTCGCCACGCTGGCGAAGGCGGCAGGGATCAGCAAGGAAGATGTTGCGAACCTGTCTTACACGGATTGGCGCCGGTTCGGGCAGGCGTTTTTCGCCAAGGCGCGGGAGCCACTCGCTGACCCAAACTGAGCAAGCAGGTTTACTTCCACATTGGGTGGGGTAAACCTGCCCCGCTCGAATTGGTGCGCTGGAACATCGCCGAACGTTTCCACTGGCCACTGGACGTCGTGGACAGCCTGAGCATCGCCGATTTGCATGAGCTGATGCAGATTGACGATGGTAGAAGCAAGGCGCACGCGGAGATGGCCGAAATGTACAAAAACAGGCGAGGTGCGAAATAGCTACCAAGGTTGCGGAACTTTACGCTGAAATCGGAGCGAACACGACTGGCCTGAAGCGGGGCCTTAACGAGGCGAAAATGTCGCTCACGGATCTCAAGAGCGGCATTGACCTTGCGCTGACGGGTATCAACACCTTTGCGCGGGCTGCGGAAGCCGCTTTCCAGTTGGGCAAGGAAGGCGCGCAGCTCGAATACACGCGCGAGAAGTTTGACCGGCTGGCTGCGTCCATCGGCACAACCGGCGACGCGCTGATGACTGATCTCAAGAAGGCGACACGCGGGATGATGAGCGACGCCGAACTTGTGGCGTCTGCTGCAGACCTGATGGCGCTCGGTCTGGCAAAGTCACACGATGAAGCGGTAAGGCTGGCCACCGTCGCCGGCGGGCTGAACATGAACATGAATCAGCTCGTGCTCACGCTCACCAACCAGACCACCATGCGTTTCGACGCGTTAGGGTTGTCGGTCGCCGGGTTTGACGACAAGGTGAAAGCACTCATAGAGACTGGTATGAGTGCGCAGGATGCGTTTAACGAGGCCTTTCTGCAGCAGGCAGAAGAACAACTTGGCAAGTTAGGCGAAGTAGCTGACAGCACGCTTGGTAGTTTCAAGGAGTTTGAAGCGGCGGTGAAGAACCTGGGTGACGCGCTGAAATTATCACTGGCGCCCGGGCTCGCTCGCGCCGCCGAAGCCGCAACCATCCTGCTTACCGGCCAAGAGAAGATTGAGCAGGCGCTGAAAGATCATGGCAAACAAGTCATCAACACCGCCATGACCTACGAAGAGTACGCTGCCGAACTCGACCGTGCCGCCAAGGTCGCCGGCTACATGATTGACGAGCAGGGCAACCTTAACCGCATCCAGCAGATCGGATCCGGGGTTACCTTTGTTTTAGTGGAAGAGAACTTCCGTCTGGCCGAGAGCGAGTACGCGGCAGCAATCGCAGCGGCTGAAGCTGCCACAGCCATCGAAAAGAAGCGCGCCGCCACCGAGAAAGCCCACGGTGCTGGTCGAAACTGGGCTGATGATTTATACGAGACGGGTGACGCACTCGACAGGACAAGCGAGAAGGCCGCAGCCGCCGCCGAAGCGACACGTCGCCTTGCGCTGTCGTTCTCTGAAGTGGACAATGCCCGGCTTGCCAGTGTCCTGCTCAACGACCTGACGACCGCGTACCGGGAAGGCGAGATCAGCGCAGAAGAGTACCGGGCCATGAGCGCCAAAGTCGCCAGCACGCTCGGCGATATTCCCGCTAGCCAGATCGCCGCATCGACGGCGCTGTTCACACTCCAGCAGGACTACGCGAACGGCAAACTTTCGCTCGAGGAGTACATCGAGCGCGTGCGGGAACTCGGCAGAGAATTGAACGGCATCCCGTCCAATATCCAGGTGATGATCGACATCAAAACGTCAGGGGATGCGATCCTTGGCCAGCTCAAAGGCGGCGGCATCTACGGCGGCGGCACACCCGCACCCAGGCCGGCGACGAATACCGGACGCTCGACCGGCACGCCCGGCGGCTACCGGGAGCCCGGCTTTGCGTCCGGCGGCTCGTTCGTCGTACCGCCCGGCTACCCGAACGACTCATTTGTTATGCGCGTCTCTTCTGGCGAGCACGTGCAGGTGACGCCGGCGGGCAAGTCAGGCGGCGGGGGCGGCGGCGTCTACATCGAAAACCTGATTATTAGCGGCGCGGACAGTCCGGAAGCCACGGGGCACGCGGTTGTATCACGTCTGCGCAAGACTCAGGCTCGCTCGGGCATGGGTGATTACGGAGGCCGGTAACCTATGGAATACACAGCACGGCTCGTTCACGGACCACATTCGCTCGATCTCAACGATGACACGTATTCGGTTTTTGACTTCGATTTTCCGGCGGAAGTTGTCTCGCTCGGTATCTCAATCGGTTCATCGGCAAACAGGTTCGCCGGCGGGCGAGTGCACAGCCGAAAATTTAGCGACCGCAACTGGGCGCCGTCGATCAGGATCACTGGCGCTTCCGTGCTGGAGACGTCGCTAGCGGCGCGGCGGCTGCGCGACTTCCTGGAACTCACCGCAGACACCCGCTACGAGATGTACTTCGAGTACATGCCCCACAGAGCATACAGAGCAGTGCCGGTGTGGGGTCAGGACCGGTTGCGCTTCCACATAAAGTACGGGCGGGTGCTGATGGACGCGTCCTATTACATCGCTGACGTGCCGCAGAAGATACTGGTTGTTCCGCTGGACCTGCTGATCGGCCCGCACGCAGTGGGGCTCAGACAGCGGTTGGCGACGGCCACGGGCTGTATCATCGAAGACACGATAGGTACGACCGACGGGGCAAGCCGGGGCACGATTGTCGCCCCGAGCATCACGAATAAAATCACAAACCCCGTCTTTGGCCACGCCACCTGGGACAACGGCTGGAGGGTGGGGGCTGACCTCGTAGGTCAGAAAAACACGGACATCGAGCATGTCCTGTGGGGGTCGGTCAGCGCAAGGGTGACGCGAATTGGGTCCGGGACCAACTACAAGCTGACGCAGGTCATCAACGTCGGCAACACCAACACGCACCAGCTCATGGCGTATGTCAAGAAACTGGACGGGACAGCGGTAACAACTGCAGACGCACGCCTGTTCTACAACGATCACCTGACGACCACCTACACGCCGTGCGGCGGCGGGTGGTACCTGCTCACCGCATCCTTTACCGGTATCAATTCCAGCATCCACGTCGGCGTCTCGATTTGGGCATTTAACACGCCGATGTTTATCGCCGGCGTCCAGCTCGCCGAGAGCTCGACGGTTGTGCCGTTTATTTACGGAGACATGCTTGGTTGCGCCTGGACCGGCACGCCGCACGCATCGACTTCGACCAGCACGGCCGGATATGTGCGCATACCGACCGCCGGCATACTCAACGCCGGGGGCGGCACGATCCGCATGGCGGTGCGGCACCTGGCGGCCTATGACCGGGCGTCAAACGGGTATTTATTCAGCGACGGCACATTCTGGGCGGCTTACAACCAGAGTGTCGACAAGTGGCGATTTTTCGACGGCACAGACGTCGTGGGCAATGCGGGGGCAGCGCAGAGCTTCGCCACGGGCGACATTCAAATTCTGCACTTCGTCTGGGGGCCGGCCGGCAAGCAGATTTACCTTAACGGCGCGCTTTACGACACCAGCGCCACACTCGCTGCGTGGAACGTGGGTAATTATCTCTACCTTGGCTCGCCCAATGCGCCGAGCGAGCGCTTCAACGGCACGATTTTGGGAACGCTTATTTTCGACGTGCCGCTCACCGCAGATGAGATCGCGGCCGACTACGCACAGGCAATTGCACACGTACGCGGCGGCGACGGCTGCGGGCAGCGCCTGGACGCCATTCCTTACATCTGGACGAAGGACGGCGACGATCAGGTGGACAACTGTAACGACTCAACGCGCGACAACTGGGCGGTTTGCGCCGGGATACCGGGCAACGTCGAAGCCGACACGACATTTCAATTAGAGACATCGAACGGTTTGAGCACAATCAAAACAGTGGCTATTTCTCGTTTTGACACCCATGTCTTTGTCGATCCGGGCGTGCTGTATGCCGACGATTTCTTCGGAGACAAGAACATAGCAGACGCCACGTGCAGCGGTGGAGACTACCACTACTTAGATGTGTCCGACAGCCCGGACGCGGCATGGACGACATGGTCGGCGGCATGGTCGGCGGATGGTATCAGTAATCGCAGCATCCTGGAAGAGATATTCGGCCGCGAGTACTACATGGCGATGCGCATTTACGACGAAGCCGCCAGTGACACGCTCTCCATTCGAGTGTGGATTTACAACGGTGGGCAGGGGTCAATTGTTGGCGAAACCAGGAAAGTCAGCGCCTCTCGGGCATGGCGGTTGTTACGCACGCATCCGGTTTATGTTCCACAGTACAACCGGTCAATCATCCCCTTCACAAATTACAGTTATCTCTTCTACATGGTTCCGTTGATCGCTCGATCGGGAAGTCTGGATTCCGTTCGCTTCGACTACACTTGCGCCGTGCCCCGTCCGGTCGTGCGCATTGGCAGTCTTAGCTCTGGATCGACCGCAACCAACCTTGTCTACAATGGGATGTACGCGGACGCGATCGGCTTGTCGGGGTTCGAGGGGGCGGTGGAGGTATCCGGCGACCCGGTTGCACTTGTACCGGGGAAATACAATGCGCTGATTAGCTTCATCGGCATGGACGCCGCGAACGCCGCTACGATTACCTGGACGCTGACCTATACCGGGGTCTATATCATTCCACGCTGGGGGCTCATGTGATAAGCCGCAACCTGCTGAGCGTCGAAGCCTATTCGTCAGGCAATACACGCATTGCCGCGGCCGCCGACGACCTTCTTTACGCCGAGGGGATCACCTACTCGACCTACTTCCCCGGCGGCCTGTATGGCGATGCGTCGTTTTTCTGCCCGCGCGACGTGCTCAGGTATTGGGCCGTCAGGGGGGCGAAGCGGATTGTATTTCGCAATGGCAGCAGGATTGCCTACGAAGGTTATGTAGACGGGTTATCGGCCATTGCCAGCCGCGACGAGGAAGGGATGTATGTTCCTCTCATTGGCGCATGGGGGCATATCATGATGCGCCGGCGGATACGTAAGCGGTGGGCAGACACGCGGGTGACCGATGACCCGTGGCAGTGGAGAGAATATGCGTTCGCGGCCGAAAAGTGTACGCTCGATCGCTACGGACGGATCCGGTTTACACCCAAGGCAGTTAAATGGGATAACAACGAGTATGCCGCTGTTCGATATACCATGCCGACGGGCCAAACAGCGAAGCGCATCACCTTCAAGTCCGACCTGCGGGCCGGGTCGCAGGCGTGGGGGATTTTTGTTCTCAACCTGGCAACCTCAACCTATGAATTCTCTCGCACGACAAGCGGTGCAGACGCCAGCCTGCAGGACGTCACATTCGCAACGCCAACCCAGTCGATTGAGATCCGTTTTTACTCATTGGCAGACAACCAGACGCCACCATCGGATGGCACGATTTACGGCGAGATCACCGAATTGACTGTCTACTCCGAAACCGGGAATATCAACCTGACCGAGATCGCCAAGGACGTGCGCGGGCTGCTTACGGAGTTGAACGCGAGCGAACAGTACATTGGCTCGAACACGTTCAGCCTGGTACCGTTCATTGCGGATGACTTCGACACCGCGGCCGACATCCTGATTAACGCGGCAAGGTTTGGCGATGCGAGTTTCAACCAGTGGGGGGCGCAGCTTCTGGAGAGCGAGACGGTCGCCTCGCCGGATGGCAAGCCTGTCCTGTCCGTGCTTCAGTACCCGGCGCTCACCGATTACGATTACGTGCTGTCGTTTGCCGATGACAACCTGCCCGAGGGGTTGAGCATCGAGCTGGATTACGGCGATATTCGCAACTGGATTATCGTGCGCTATTCAGACGAGCAGGGCCGGACTCAGTACCTGACACCTGACAATAACAGCGCACTCAAGGACGCAGCGAGTATCTCTGCCTGGGGGCAGCGAGATTATGTGTATGACATCGGGCCGGCAACATCGACGATCGCGCTCAACAACGGACGCCGGATGCTTGCCGCGTATAAAGATCCGCGCTGGGTCATGAACCGGCCAATCGCCGTTTCAGAGTTCATCCGGGCGAAGGGCGGCGAAGAAGTGCCGGCGTCGCTCGTCAAGGCCGGCAAGCGGGTCAAGATCATGGATTATGCCTCGGCCATCGACGGCATCGAGCCGGTATTCCTGATCAGCGCCACCAACTACGACGACGCCAGCGAGATCGTGCAGATTGCATCCGGCCCCGTGGACAAGCTGGTCATGCACCCATACTCACACCCGGTTATCGCCCCGCCTGATCCTGTACCGGACTCGGACAGCAGTGCCGCCAGCAGTGCCGCGCCAGCGCGCACGAACTGGAAACGCAAGTTAGGGTTGAAACCGGGGACGCCAGAATGGGAAGAAGCCAGCAAGTTCAAGGGGGACAGCCCGGCGCGGCGAGCGTGGATTGCGGCCTACAAGGCGCGTAAGAAAAAGCGCGGGTAAAGCAAAAGCCCCCGGACATCACCGCCGGGGGCTTATTTTATCTTCCCGTTGATGACGAAGTGAACTACCACACGCTTTAGCGGGTGGTCGTTGACTTAACCTTGTCTTGCGTGTGCCCGTTCTGTGCGGCAAACACTTCGACGCCTTTGCCGTTGCGATGGATGCGCCCCTCATCTTCCAACTTCGCCAAGTAGTTATACACCGTCTGGCGAGACACGCCAATTTTACGGCTTACGTCTGTTGGGCTGGCTCCCGGATCGTTTCGGTAAATGTCAAGCAAGGTGTCAATTCGAGTGTCAAATTTCTCTAGTCTTGCTTGGTTCATTCTGTCAACCTGATCTGTCAAATATCCGAGATTTTGTCCGTTATTTGACAGTTCCTTGTCGGTTTTTGTCCGTTCCGTTTGACGCCGCGCTTGACGCTCTGCTTTACGGTTTTCTTTGTCCGCCTCGATTGACAGCAGCCGACCCTTGTGCTGATAACGCAGGGCAGCCGTCACCATTGCCGTCAGGCTGAGAAGCGGGAAGATCGTATTCGCATACGCCCCCAGCACCGGGGCAACGTCAAGCGCGACCGTCAGGAGAACCGTTACAAAGACGTAAGACAAAACCATGATAGCCCCCAACCGAACCGGGGCCGCCGGGTTGCTCTTTGTCTTTGTCTGGTTGTACTCGTAGAGCATCAGGGCAGTGCTGGACGTGAAGAACGCCATTCCTTCAATCGCCAACGCAGTTACAAACGCGGCCCACAATGGAAACTCCAGGTGGTGAACCGTTGCGCGTCCGATCACAAACGCCGACGGAATTGGAACCAGCCACGGTAAAAAGCCGGCCAAGAAATCATTTATTCTGTACTCAAAGTTCGCTTTCACTTCAGCCTCCTTGCCACTACAAAAGCCTGTGCGGCTATTTTACTACTCTGTGGACTCGCTTCGCCTGTAAACGCCGCAAAGTGCCATTCTGACGCCATTTAGGGGTATTCCTGCGCCTGTTCTCCGCCCCAGCAAACACACTCCTTTTGCCAAATAATCTCTTGATGCTAATTACGTCGAACGCCCAGTGCAGGCCGTCGCTCACCGCCAATCCCGCGCACGCCCACCACAGCACCGGCGACTGCAGCAAGTCTGCCACCGCGCTCGCATGTCCGGCGACGACCAGCACGAGCGCCGGGAGCCAGGCCAGATACACAAGCCGGCCGGCTGTGCCAACGACCGGCATGTGGGATAACCAGTGCCGGTGCGGGATAAGTTTGGCATACGGGTACCACAGCGCACGGTAGGCAAACGCCGCCGCGCCGCCAGCAGGTCCCCACGCTCTGCGCACCTGCCAGAAGGCGAGCCAGCCACCGTCTACGTCCGCGTCAGGTCCTACGATGAGCCCCGCTACGCAGCCCGGTATGGCGGCCACCGCTTCAGGCCCGAAGTGCGAGATGGCAGCGGGAAGCAGCGGCACCATCGCACAGGCGGCGGTCAGCGTTACGGCGGCGTGCGTGCGACCGCTAGCCATCAGAACCCCGCAACCCACACTAAGCCGTAACTTGCGCTCATCGCACACAGGACGACGACCGCGGCGACAACCACGATCACCAGCAGGAACACCAGCGCGGGCGGTGGCGCAGGCGGTTTCTTTTTCGTCGGCGGCGCGTACTGCTGGATTGGTACGGCCTTCCCGTTTATCTTCACGTACTGTTTCTTGCCCATGATATGCTCCTTACTTTTATGCTTCTGATAACAGTTATTCGTCAAGGCCCTGGCTGAAGTCGCTGAAGTCGGGCACGTCCCCGTCGAACACGTCCGCGCCGGACTGCCCGTAAAACCACTGGAGCGCGGCGTTGAAGCCGTACCGCCACTTCACGCGGCGTCCCGGGACGAGCGGACCCACGTGTTGGCGTTTGGCATAAAACTTGTACATCTGCCGCCACCATTCACGGCCCTTCGTGCCTTCGCCGTAGTCGCGTTCGGGTCGCATCCCTTCTTCGCTCGAATTGGCGAAAAAATCTTCCACCCACTCGACCGGGATATTCATCCCGTCCACCTCAAAGACGTGCACAGGCCCGGCAACGTGGGGGATGGTCTTTAGCCTGGCGGATCGCTCGCGGTACAGTTCGGCCTGCTGGGGCGACAGCAGTGAGAATGCACGCACCAACTCAGTCTCGGGCGTGATGGCCTTGACGCGGGCGACGTGCTCGGCGTGAGAGTCTCGGATCCGGACCCATGCGCCGATGGCATATTCCAACGCCTGCACAAGGAAGGCGAACGAGAACACGCCCGCCAGCAGGAACATCAGCTCGCCCGCCACGAATTTGTCGGACAGCGCCCACCGCAGCGACCAAAAGATCGCCGCCATGACACCGTGGAAAACTGTTTTGCCCATGCTTGGGTAATCCACTATGCCTCCTTCTCGAAACGCCCTGCGTGCGGATATTTTGCGTGCGGGTAGGCTGAAAATGCCAGAAATGGACACAAAAAGCGGTGGGGTAGGGGGGTGTGACACTCCACTGCCGGTCAGTCCGTCTCGTGCGGGCGCCGTCGCATCCCCACGGCGGTGGACACTTGTTTACGCTACATCTCGAAGGGCAGCAGCTCGCGCACGGTCATCACCACGCGCCCGCCGGGGAGCGGATCGCCCCATTCGATGACAGTCCGGCGCACAAGTGAATCGTCCATGCCCAGCGCTTTGAATACGCCGTCGCGAAAATTTTTGAGCGATGCCAGGGCGTTGTCGTCATCCCGCCGTTTTTTATCCGGCGGGCGCAGGATCAGCAGCAGCTCAAGCGGGCCTTCAAGCGTGTGTTCGCCGTTGCGCAGCTTCGCTTCGAGCATGGCGTAATAACCTTCTTCCTTCGCTGCCTTTGCCGCTCTCGCCTTTTTCGCCCAGTGGCAGCGTGCGTTTGGGCTGAGTTCCCGAGCCGGCCAGGGAAGTGTAAGTGTGTAGCTCATGCGCTTGTCTCCGGTAACTTTTCCAAAATCACAAGTCCGCCTTTGCTTACGCCGCACTTTGTCCATCCGGCCACCTGGAAGCACCACCCTGGATTAGACGATCTGATCGCCCGCGGGTTGACATAGGTATACAGGCGTTCGCCCGGCCATCGGCTCCATGCAAGCTGCTCAGCTTCAAGGATTAACTCGCTTGACAGGTGCGGGCCTTCATTTCTGAACACAGCGCAGTTGACGCCTTGCTGCCCATCGTCGCTGATGAACTTGCGCCACACGAACAACGCCAAACCATCCGTGGTCATCAGCACCATCTTCTCTCCGGGACCAACGAACAACCGGGGACGCCGGCCGTCCTTGTAATGATACGCCGAATAGTGACGTTTGAGCAGCCATCGCCCACGCGGGTTGCCATCTTTGATCGCGTACCAGTGTGCGCCAGGGTACATCATGCGGTCACTGCCTCGAACATATCAATCTGCCGCGGCTCGCCAAGACGATGACCGTACTCGGCAAGATAGCGGTGGTGGAATTTGGACGAAACCCAACAGTAGGGGTCGATCTCGCTGTACTCGCTCACCAGCGTCCTGCACTCACGCAGAAAGACGCAGCGAGCGCAGGGGTTG